TGATTTAACTACATCTGCTGGCACATTTAATTTAATAGATGCAAATGCCACAACAGTTAATTTTGCTGGTGCAGCAACTGCAATTGATGTGGGTGCTACGAGTGGTACAATAACAATTAACAACCCAGAATTAGTTGGTACACAAACAACACAAAATGTTTACAATACAACTGCAACTACTGTAAACGCATTTGGTGCTGCATCTACAATGATATTAGGTGCAACTACTGGTGTAGCAAATATCCGCAATGCAACTACTAACATTATTGGTAATGCAACTGTTGGGGGAACATTAGGTATTACTGGTGATGTTACTTTAACTGGTGATTTAGCTGTTAATGGTGGTGATATAACTACTACAAGTGCTACTGCTACTGTATTCAACACAAATGCAACTACTGTTGATGCATTTAAAGCTGCAACTGATTTAGAGTTTGGTGCTACAACAGGTACATTAACTATTAATAACCCAACTGTAGTTGGTACTCAAGCAACGCAAGCATTATATAATACAACTGCAACAACATTAAACTTAGGTGGCGCAGCAACTGCACTTGCAATTGGTGCAAACAGTGGTACAATTACTATTGGCAATCCAACTGTAGTTGGTACGCAAGCATCACAAGATTTATATAACACAACTGCAACAACATTAAACTTAGGCGGTGCTGCTACTGCACTTAATATTGGTGCTGCAACTGGTACACTTACTGCTAATAATGCAAACGTATGGGTACCAAATGCAACAACTATTGATGGTGCACAAACTACTGTTGCATTATTAAATGTAAATGCTACAACAGTAAATGCATTTGGTGCTGCTACTGCACTTAATATTGGTGCTGCAACTGGTACACTTACTGCTAATAATGCAAACGTATGGGTACCAAATGCAACAACTATTGATGGTGCGCAAACAACAGTTTCACTATTAACACAAAACGCAACAACTGTAAGTGCATTTACATCAGCAACTACGGCAAATATTGGTGCTGGTAGTGGTACTATTACTATCAACAACCCAACATTAGTTGGACAACAAGCAACGCAAGCATTATATAATACTGTAGCAACTACAATGAACTTTGCAGGTGCTGCTACTGCACTTAACATAGGTGCTGCAACTGGTATACTTACTGCTAATAATGCAAACGTATGGGTACCAAATGCAACAACTATTGATGGTGCGCAAACAACAGTTAGCTTGTTAACGCAAAACGCAACAACAGTAAGTGCATTTACATCAGCAACCACAGCAAATATTGGTGCTGGTAGTGGTACTATTACTATCAACAACCCAACATTAGTTGGTCAACAAGCAACGCAAGCATTGTACAATTCAGTAGCAACTACAATGAACTTTGCAGGTGCTGCTACTTCTGTAGTAACAGGTGCAACTACAGGTACATTTAATATACGTAATGCAAACGTGTACCTACCAAACGCAACTACAATTTACAGTGGACAAACAACACTTGATATTGCAAACGTAAACGTAACAACATTAAATGTTGGTGGTTCTGCAACTACATTCAACTTAGGTGCTACTACTGGTACAACAAATATCCGCAATGCAACAACTAACATAGTAGGCAATGCAACTATTTCGGCAACTACAGCAGCAACATCAACAACAACTGGTGCACTGCAAGTTTCAGGCGGCGCAGGGTTTGCTACAAATATATATGTAGCCAACGGCGCTACAATTAATAATACACAAAGCGCAGAAAACTTCTTAGTTAAAGGTGCAAACTCAACTGCATTAATTTACGCAAATAGTAATACAGATTCAGTTATTATAGGTGGTGGGCATTATCAAGGTAGTGGTGGTAATACAACTGTACAAGGTGGTGTAACATTAAAAATTGATGCAACTGATACAATGTTGCTACCAGTTGGGTCAACAGCGCAACGTCCGAGTAACAGTGGTAATGTTGATGTTGGCGGTATGATGCGATTTAATAGTACCATTAATAATATGGAGTTCTATGATGGCAGTCAATGGCAAACTGCAGGTTCTATATTTACTGTAATTAGTGATAGACAGTTTTCAGCAGCATCGGGCAACCCAAATGGTAATGTTGATGGAACAAACGTTACGTTTACTGTACAGGCCTCATCGACAACAGCGGCTGCTATTGTTAGTATCAATGGTGTGTTACAAATGCCAGCACTTGCGTATGATATTAGTGCAGATGTATTAACATTTACAGAAGCTCCGGCATTGGGTGATATAATTGATGTACGTCTGTTAGCAACCACAACTACAGTGGCTGCGCTTACAAGTGCTAACGGGTTGACCCAATTTATTACAAATAATACCGAAGCGCAAATATGGACAGGTTCATCTTCAACAACTAAACGATTCTTCATAGATGTTAACGGTAATGCAACATTCAACCATGATGTAACAATTGTTGGTAACTTAACTGTTAACGGTGATTCGAACGGAACAATTAATATTGGTGATGCATCTAGTGACAATGTTGTAATTAATGCAAGTTCAGTAACATACACAAATGGTACTAAGATTGCATACGACCAAACAGCAGTTACAGTAGGCACAAGTGCCGTGGTTATTGATAGTTTTGCTAAAGCAACTTACCGCTCTGCAAAATACATTGTAAATATATCAAACAGCGGTACAGGCGAGTATGAAACTACAGAAGTGTTGGTAATACATAATGGTACAACAGCAACACGTACACAATATGCAACAATAAGTACAGGAGTCGCTGCATTGGGCACTGTATCTGTAGCAGTAAATGGTGCAAACGTTGAATTAAGCTATACAGGTGCAGCAATTGGTAATGCAGTAAAACTTAGCGTATCATATATTAAGGTGTAATTAATGTTAAAAATTAATAAATTATATAGAACAGATTATACCGGTGAAGATATTGTAGTAGAGCGTAATTATACTGATGGTGTTTGGCATGATACAACAGAACATTTGCCAAATGCTGTCACTAATACGCAAATATCTAATCAGGCTGTTGTTATTGGTAACGGTCCGTCTAGATTAGACTTCGATATGCGAGCAATTTTTGAGCATAGAGGCGGATTATTAGGAGCAGATACATTACAGACTTATGGATGTAATGCACTTTATAGAGATTATACTCCGGACTTTTTAATAGCACGCGGCAATGATATTATTGCAGAACTGGCAAGTAGCGATTATCCTACAGATAATATTGTATATACAAGTTCAATTCACTTACTTGAATATCCGAATAAATTCTATTTAATACCACGAGATCCGTATACTGATGCAGGTACTACTGCAGCATATATTGCGGCATTTGATGGACATAAAAAAATATTCCTATTAGGATTTGATAATCAAGATACTCCGGGCTATAATTATAATGTTTATGCAGATACTGCTGGATACGGAGAAACTAGAAGTGATAGTTCATCTCAAAAATGGATTGCAGAGCGTGCATTAATATTTAACACATATGATGATGTTGATTTTGTATGGGTAACTAATGCAGGAAGAGTAACAACGCCAGACGAATGGAAAACATGTGTAAACTTTAGACAAATATCATTTAGAGCATTTGTTTTAGAAGCAAATCTATAATACAGATTCTAACGTTTTAATCTTAGCAACAACTTCTTTAAAGTTAACAGTGCGCCAAACTCCGGGATGTAGGGGTTTGGGGTAATCCCCTAGTTCTACCCAACAATAACCTCTATGCTCGTAATTTAACTCAGGCACAAATTCTTCATTGACAGGTAATAAAAATGTATGATAGGAAAAATTGTTTTTGTCACTGGTGAATTTTTCAATAGGTATTACTCTAGCAGAGGAAAAATCTATACCTAATTCTTCAGTAAGTTCGCGATGCAACGATTCGAGTAACTGTTCGCCACTATCAATCTTACCGCCGGCTAATCCCCATGTACCAGAATACTTGCTTGAATTACGTAATAGAAAAAGATATCGATGTGTAGTCACACAGTAGATAAACGTACCTACTCCTTCTATAGACTTATTTGATATTAATTCTTTTATTTTAGTTAACATATTAACTATTATACTACACTAACTGATAAATGTCAACTAAAGGACTAATGTCCAGAGACCATTCTTATATTCACCTTCGAAGCTTTTCACCCACTGATTGAGATTCCATTTATACTGCGTTCCGGTATTCAAATTTGACACATATTGTAACACAGTTGCAGCCGAACTGTCAAATACAACAGCCCAATGTGTGCCGTTATATTCGATAATATCATTTGCGCCTGCAATTAAATCTACATTGTTGGAACCACGCCACGCACTAGGCCCGTCAAGAGCGCCATTGTCACTGCTACCGATTGAATTTAATATTAAATAACGAGTGCCATTAACTGCACCTTGCGCTAATGCCACAGCAGTATTTTTACGAGGGTCAATAATAGCATCAATTGCTGCTAACGTGTTAGCTGGATAGGTATCAATGTCTGCATTAAAAATTAACAAACTATCATCTGTTGGATGATATGTAACAGTGCCTACAATCTCTGACTCTCCGTCGTCTGCTAACAATCTAATTTGACTGATACCGTCGACTAATGCGCCATATACATTAACTAAATTATGCCAGTTATCACGTGTACCAATTTTAGTTGGGGTACTTAATGTGGGCTCTCGAGGGTCTTCAATTTCGCTTACTTTTAATAATGTCAATGTGTATGAGTTGCTACCACTTCTTAATAGTAAAACTCCATAATCCATGGGAGTATAATACATACGAGTGCCCATTAAATTAGCTTCGGTGTATGCAGCGGCATTTAAATCACCTTGAGCATCATGTATACCGGCAATAATTTTTTGAATAACGCCAAGTTTTTTAACTTTAGCAGGTGGACTAATCCAAATTGGCAATTTAAATGTAAGTGTAGCAACATCAATTGGATTTTCAGTGCCCACAGGTATCGCGCGACTTGACCAATTAGGGCTATCTAAATATATAACACTTAAACTTGTCCAGTCAATATAATTGTCTGTACTTTGTATTTCTAAGCCGGGATTAAACAATGGTAATATCTGTTCGACTAATTGTAATTTTTGTTTAGTGTTGCTGGTCCATATATCTAACTTTAATTCTAATGTATATGGTACAGGCATTATGCGTTCAATAGTAAATGCATTACCTTGTGTTTGTTCGTAGGTATCTGTATCAGCATCATATTTACGTTGACGTATGCTCATATTATTAACATACGTTGGACTTTGCACACGTTCTCTGTCGTAGGTTAATCCGCTGATATACACAGCCATCGCTGGCACAGTCTGCATAGCGTTCTCACTATTATTTGCTAAAATAGCCGCAACTTGTTTGCTACCATCTGCATAATAAATTGGCACACGTTGTAGAGTTTTACTGCCTGTGCGATCCTGTCCAAATTCAACTTCGTAGCCACTCATTATTCTAATGAATTGTACTACAAACCGTTCAATTTGACCATCATAAAAATATTGACTGCTCATTAGTTATCCGCCAAAGGTGAAAGTATGTCAGATAAACCCTGACGTTCCGGTGTTACTTTACTGTAAACCGTATATTCTAGCATATCGTTAGTTGCTAAGGTATTTGTGATGGTAAATGACACATTTCCAGCAGTATTTGCCACAGTATTAGTAATATGTGTGCCATTTAAGGTAGTTTTTACGCCGTGTGTGCTAACATACGCAATTTTCGTTACAACTGTCTTAGTTGACATATTAAATGATAATGTTTTTGCGTTGCCCGCCGGAGTGTAAGAGGTAGCAACACGAATTGCGTCCCAACCAAGTCCGCCACTATATGTAGCATTTATGTTGTTAACAAAGCCACTGCGTTGAGTTGTATTATCTAATCCCTGTGTTAAGTTAGTGCGCACAGAATCCTCAATTTTAATCCAACGTTTTGAATCATAACGGAATAGTCTATTAGGTACATAATCTAAGCGTAGATAGTAATCGCCGACTGCCGGAGTGGATGGAAACGCAATACCTGCACTAACCGCCAATCCGTTTGGCGGCAAGCCTGTGCTTGTTAGGTATCCTTGTACTTTAGCAGTAGAGGTAATAGCTACATTTGGTAAATTATCGGTACCAACCGGTAGTGTATAAATGGTACTAGTATCATATCCACTTAGTGGCACTTCAGATTCTGCTCGAGCGATAATAGCATCGTTAACCGCAGTGTACTTGTCGTAAGTACTTAACAAGTCACCGATTGGTGTATTGTTATCATCACCACTGCTGATGTTTTGTGTAATGTCTTTGTATTCTTGACTATCGACTAGCGGAGCAACTTTAACACGCCATAAATGCGGATACCATGTTTGACTAAATCCTTCTGCTGCACGTGTAGCATCTTGTACAACGTAATAACGTTTTAGCGCACTGGGCAAATCATCGTCTAACGGATAAAAGTCTTTAAGATGCGGTAGTTCCATTACATCGCCTACCATAATCTTACGACCTAGTGTTTCAACCATATCATTTAAGTGGAACACCATAAACATAGTATCGCCAGTTAAGAACAAACCAAATTGACTTAGATCAAAATCATTGTCATTCATACGATAAACACTGCGCATAGTATAAACACTAGTGTCGTACTTACGATCTCTATTTTCTAAAAACAATAGGTCTTGTATATTTTTCACACTTTCATTAGCATAACTTGGCTGTGTTGCATCGGAATAGACAGCAATCGTCGCACCGGATCCAACAATAGCTGTAGTGCTTGCTGATAGGGTAATAGTCGTACTTGTTTTTGCAATAACAGTAGTACCAGCCGGAATATTAGTACCAGCAACAAACATACCACGGGTTACAGCCGATGTATTAGCAAATACCAATTCAGTGCCAGGCGTGCCCTGCGCTGCCGAAGTAGTAATGCTGGTGCCTTGTTCGATTGGACCAAGATACTTGTGAATATTAATATCAACGCCGCCAACAGTAAACATCTCACTGATTCTGCGGTCGAAGAATTTATAATCAT